GGAAAAAGTAGAGGAAACGAATACGGTTGTCTGGATGGATGGTAAACTCGCCATCCATATTTTATGCCCGGATAGCGACATGAGGCTGAAAATGGCAGTTGCTATCACAAATGCGATGTCACTGGACGGAGAAGTCACAATGCTGGATTATTCGCCAATGTTTATCCGCAAATTACAGATGGACAATAAATCTGATTATCTCAAAGATGGCCAGATTTTTGTAACAGGCAGATATGGCTTACTGCGATATAAGGCGAAGCCGCATCAGCTTAATAGAACCACACAAAATTATTATTAGGAGGCGTGAAAATGGCAAGAGCAAAAGTAGAATCCACAGCGGATGCAGTGGAAGAAAAGAAAACCGATAATGTCGAAGATACCGCACCGGTAAAGACAGAAGAGGTAAAAGCTCCGGTAGAATCAGAATACACCATTGAGGAACTTGCAGACGGAGCAGGGAACATTTTCAATACCAGAAGAGAATGTGTCGTTGCGGCATTAAAGGTCGCAGGAGTAACAACGTGTACAGTGTCTAAAGCCAAAGAGCTTGTGGACGCATTTTTGAAAAAGGAGGTCAAATAAGATATGGCTGGAACATATGTCTTAGGAGAAACAAAGGTCAGACCGGGAGCGTATTTTAATATTCAGAAGAAAGGAACAGGACAGCAGACTGGCACTGTAAGCGGTGTTACAGCTGTCCTTTTTCGTTCCGATTTTGGACCATTAAATACTGCGGTCGAATTAAATCCAGACGATGGATTTGCAAATACTTTCGGTAACGCAGGAACAACCGATGCCATCCAGGAGGCAATCAACGGTGGAGCACAGACAATCATTGCTTGCCGAGTTGGTAACGGAGGAACACCGGCAACAGTTACACTGAATACGGCGGAGGGAGAGGGAGCTGTAAAAATTACAGCATCATATCCTGGAAAGAAAGCCTTTACCGTAACAGTAAGAGAAAAGTTGACAGACAGCTCATTAAAAGAGTGCATCATCTATGCCGGTGTGACGGAATTTGAAAAAGTCGAGTTCACCGCAGGAGCAGGAGAGGCAAAAGCACTTGCAGAGGCATTTGCAACAACGAAGAAATTCAAAGCAGAGGTTGTATCTGGAAAGGACCAGGCAATCGTGATGAATGTATCGCAGAATGCGTTCACCGCAGGAACCGACCCACAGGTTGCAAACGAGGATTATTCAAACGGATTTGTAGCTATTGAGCCTTACGAGTTCAATACAATCTGTGTTGATACAGAAGAAACAGCAGTTCATATCCTGATGCAGTCATTCATCAAGCGTATTTTCAATGTCGGTTCCCTTACACAGGGAGTTGTGGCAGAGAAACACACGGTTGACCTGGAAACCAGAATGAGCCATGCAGCATCATTTAATGATGAGAAAATGAACTACGTCCTCAATGCTTATGTGAATGAGCAGGGAAAGGAGATTGACGGATACCAGACAGCAGCACGTTTGGCTGGCATGATTGGAGCTTGCGCTTCAAATTCTTCCCTCACCCATACTGTTGTGAATGGATTCAGCGAAATCCTGGAACGCCTCACGAATACACAGATGATTGCCGCAGAAAAGAAAGGCTGTATCGTACTTAGCTACAGCAGTGCAAAACAGGTGTGGATTGATAGTGCAATCAACACTCTTATCACACCGGCTGACAATCAGGATGATGGATGGAAGAAAATCAGAAGAGTAAAGACCAGATTTGAGCTTATCCGCAGAATGAATGCGGCGGCAGACGCACTTGTCGGAAAGGTAGATAACGACAAGGATGGTCGAAGCACTGTAGTAAGCCAGTTGCAGGCAATCGGTGACAATATGATTGCCGAGGGAAAGCTGACAGCAATTACAGTTTCCGAAAGCACAGCAAATGTAGCTGATGGGGACAGTGCTTGGTTCGATATTGACGTAGTTGACAAGGATTCTATGGAGCATATTTACCTGTCATATAGATTCCAGTTCAGCACAAATGCATAAGGAGGTAACAAAGGATGATTAACACAAGAGCTGCCGGAGATTCTCGTTTTGCGAGAACTGGTAAAGATGGAGCGATTTATAACGCTGATGGCGTGTTGCTGGCAACTGTAGACAGCTTCACAGCCAATGTAACTTATAACAATGCAGCATATTCCGTTTTAGGAAATGCGCAGGAACTTGAAACCGCAAACACATTTAAGGTTGCCCTTACAATGTCCCAGGTTGTAGTTGAGGATGATGCTTTCATTCAGGAGCTTGTCGAGGCTATGGAATCACAGACAATGCCTGTATGGGATTTCCAGGGAGTGCTCAAGGGAAGAAACGGTACAGAAGAAAGAATGGTATACCGTGAGTGTATCCCAAGCGGACAGGTTGATTTACAGAATATCACTGTCGGAGATGTTATCAAGAGAGCATGGAACTTTGCGGTCAACAGACCACCGAAGTTACAGAACTTACTGGCACTGGGTTAAGAGGTACAGTGCAGTTCATAGGAGGGTGCCGAGATGGCATCCTCCATTTAATTTTAACAATACTTTTTGAAAGATGGAGGAAGAAACGATATGGCAGATACAACAAAGAAAGCAAGTGTACAGATTGTAAATGAGGAGCAGGAAAACATGGCAGTTACGGAAGTAGAGACAACCGAAGAGGAGAATAAAACTCTTATCAGAATGAATGAGGATGATTTCATCCAGGGACTTATCGATGCAGCCGATTATGCGAAAGATGATACACAGCCCATTGAAATTGCCAGAAATGGAAAGGTGCTTTTTGCATTTAGCATCAGACCGCTATCAGAGGAAGAATACAACAAGTGCAAGAAGAAACACACAAAATACGTGAGAAACAAGCAGTTCGGTATGAAGTTACCGGAGGAAACAAACACTGTCAAATTCAGAGATGCACTGATTTATACAGCAACAGTTGAGGCAGACAGAGAAAAACTCTGGGACAACAAAAAGGTATGGGAAAGCCTTAGAAACAAAGACCTCCAGATTATGAATGGTCTGGATGTTATCGAATACTGCCTGAAAGCCGGAGAGAAAGACAAGATTATTGAATGTATTGACTCTCTTAGTGGTTTTGAGGAGAACATCGAGGAAGTAGCAAAAAACTAATTAAAGCCGGAGGAAAGACCTGCTTGTTACATCATATTTTCCAACGAACAGGAATTACACCGGATGAATTTTACAAGAAACCGCATGGAGTACAGGCGTTTATGCTTGCGTCCATGCGGATTTATTTAGAAAGCTCGAAAGGAGGGGAGGACGATGGCGGAAACAATACGAATTGAAATACCTATCGAAGTTGATGATAATACCGGACCTGGTACATCAAGCGTTGAAAAGAATATGCACAAAGTCAAAGATGCAGCCGACAAGGTAAAAAGCTCTACCGACCAGATGAGTACATCTGCAAAAAAAGCGAATGACGAAGTGACAAAGTTTGACCGTTCAGCGCAGAAAACACAGAAAAGTTTGTTATCATGGGCGAAAGAAAAGTATTCGGTGCTGTTGGAGGCGAAAGATAAGATTTCACCAATATTGTCAACAATTAAGGGCGGACTTACCAGTTTTGGAAGAAAGACCTGGAGCGTGACGATGAAAGCAGTAGACCTTGCCACCGCCCCAATACGAGGCGTAATAAACCTATTGAAAAATCCAATCCTCCAAGTCGGAGCGGTTCTCGGAATCAGCGTAGGGTTGAAAGATACGATTGATACCTATAAAGATTTCGAGGCCGCTATGTCACAGGTCAAGGCTGTAAGCGGTGCGACCGGCAGTGAATTTGATAAATTGACAGCCAAAGCAAAAGAAATGGGAGCAACCACAAAGTTTACCGCAACACAATCCGCCGAAGCATTTAACTATATGGCTATGGCAGGATGGGATTCACAGCAGATGCTTGACGGTATCGAGGGTATCTTAAACCTGGCAGCCGCATCCGGGGAGGATTTAGGAACAACCAGTGATATTGTAACAGATGCGCTTACAGCGTTTGGCTTGAAAGCCGGCGATGCGGCGCATTTTTCTGATGTTTTGGCACAGTCAGCGGCGAGTGCAAACACCAATGTTTCCATGATGGGAGAATCTTTCAAGTACGTTGCACCAATCGCAGGAGCGATGAAATACAGCGTTGAGGACACATCTCTTGCCTTGGGATTGATGGCGAATGCCAGTGTCAAAGGCTCAATGGCTGGTACATCATTAAAAACAGCACTGGCAAATATGGCGGCACCGACCGATAAAATGGCAACCGCTATGAAGAAATATGGAATCAGCCTTACAGACAGCAACGGAAATATGAAAACGCTGAAAGGTGTGCTTGACAATTTACGTTCAAGTCTTGGTGGATTATCTGAAACAGAAAAGACAGCAGCCGCAAGTACCATTTTCGGCAAAGAGGCTATGTCTGGTATGCTTGCAATTATCAATGCGACAGAATCAGATTACAACAAACTGGCAGATTCTATAAACAATGCAGATGGAGCCGCATCTAGGATGTCAGACACGATGCTTGATAACTTAGAGGGTTCAATCACATTGCTGCAATCAGCTATGGATGGCGTGAAGATTTCGTTCGGTGAACGATTATCTCCGTATGTGAGAGGAATCGCAGACTGGCTAACCGACCAGATGCCAAATATTGAGCAGGGGCTTAATGAAATGATGGACTGGGTAGACACTAAGGTTGACCGGATGAAACGAAAATTCAAGGAAATGACACAAAGCGATGAGTGGCAGAATGCAGATTTCTTTGGCAAAGTAAAAATTGCCTGGGATGATTTTATTGCAGAGCCATTCAGCGAATGGTGGAATAGTACCGGAAAGCAGAAAATTGCGGACATTGCCGGAGATATGGGAACCAGTATCGGAACAGGATTAAAATTCGGAATACTTACACTTCTTGGTGTGGATGTATCAGACACACTAAACGAGGGCGCAAGCGTTGGTGCTTCATTTGCAAAAGGATTCGCAGAGGGATTCGATTCTGATGCGATAACGAGTAAATTATTCCAGGGATTTGGCAACATGGTAAAGAGCGCAGGAAAGTTACTTCCAGGAGGAAAATCAGCAGATTTATCCTCTATTTTTTCTGCCGTTATGCTTGCGAAAATGGCAGGACCGATTGCAAGCCTTGGGAAAGGCACTTTCAGCGTAGGTAAAGCTATATTCGGTAAAGATGCAGCCACCGGAACATCACTGGCAGGAAGCCTCGGAAGTACAATCATGGGTTCAGCCGCAAAGGGAACCGGTCTAAAAGGACTTGGCGCAACGATGGGAATGGTTGGAAATGCCCTTGGTTCTGGAGCCACTACCGGCGCAGGATTGATTGCGGCAGGAACAGCAGGAACGGTCGGAGGTATTGCTGGAGGAGCGACCCTTGTGAGCGCAGGAATTGATGCTTACAAAGCAATAAAATCTGATGATAAGGCAGAGAAATCTGCTTACGAAGAGTCAGCCGCATGGAAAGCCGGAGGAGTTGCAGCCGGAGCAGCCGCAGGTGCCGCACTCGGTAGTGTTATTCCTGGACTTGGAACAGCGGTCGGTGCTTTAGTAGGTGCCGGAGTTGGAGGCATTTCAGGATGGATTAAAGGAAACAAGGTCAAGAAAGAGTATCAGGACAATGTGGAGGAGATGCAGAAAGAAGCTGAAAAGGCTCAAAAGGTATTCGATGCAACAGGATTATCAATCGACAAGGTAAGATTTACGAACGATGATTTGAACGATGCTATGAATGACAGTTCTGTAACTGCAGAACAGCTTGCATCCTACATCCAGGAAGATGTTGCAAAGGTTGGAAAAGAGGCTTTCGGTAATATAAAGTTATCCCTTAGCGAAATTAAAGACCTTGCAAATAAAATCACGTTTGCTGATATGGGCGAGGGAATTACAAAGTTCAATGAGGCAACGGAGAATGCAAAAGAATCCTTAGCATCACTGGAAAGCTCTGTTTCCACGATGAAAAAGGAAAACTGGAAAGTTGGACTGGGTATGCAGTTATCCGAAACGGATATGGATGATTACAAAACATCCATTGATAATTTTGTAAAATCGGCGCAGGACTACATTGAAAATAGCCATTACGAGGCTACAGTTGCCCTAGAGTTGCTTACAAACGGCGAGGGCAGCACAGAGGGAATCGATACCATGTATAACAGCATGAAATCACAGATAGAGGAATTATCAGGAAAACTAAGCGATACGGTAAGTATTTCCCTTGAAGATGGGGTTATTACGCTGGATGAATCGAAAGAAATCACAAATCTGCAAGAACAGATTACGGCAATTACAGATAAAGTATCAAAGGCACAGGAGGACGCATCGTTCCAGACATTGAAAATCAAGTACGGAAATGGCGCAAGCCTTGATATTGATTCATTTAATCAGTTGCAGGAGGAGTTACAGGAGCAGGTAAGTTCGTTCAAAGAAACTTACGACAATGCACTCACAGTAACCCTTACAAACCTTAATTTACAGTTGTCCGAGGGAGCCATTACGCAGGAACAGTATGATGCGGCTGTACAGCAGGCTACCGATGGATATTATGCAAACATCAACGATATGGAGGTGAGAGTATCAAGTTTCAATCTGGATACGATAGCAGAGGCTTGGAATGAAGAGCTTGCCGGAATCATGCCGGATATGGAGGGCAGTGTTTCTGAAAAATTAAATGCTGCTTTACAGACTGCATTGTCAGAAAAACCAGATGTATCAAGCTGGACCCAGGAGGACATGATGGGATGGCTTGGACTTGATAATATGAGCATAGACACATCAGCTTTTGAAAATATCTATCAAGAGTTGGTAGCAACAGCGCAGAACATGGCACCGACAGCCAAAGAGGAAATCGTGCAAAGTATGAAAGAGTCTATCCCAACGATGGACGAGGTTATGGCAGAGTATGGACCGATTTCCAATGAGGCATACGCGTCCATTGTGGAACAATATAAAGAGGCGATGAACAGCTCTTTTGAAAGTGCTGATTTTTCCGGTGTTGGCACAACGTTGAGTACTAAGATGAGCGATGCAATCATGAACACTGATACGTCAGCGTTCACAAGTGCGTTTACCGGACTTAGTGCAAAGACTGGAACCGATGCAGCGACAGCATTCCAGGCTGCTGATTATACCGGTGTAGGTTCGGCTGTTGGTAGTGGAATAGGCAATGCAATTAACAATACGGATATGTCACAGATTAACAGCGCAATAAACACTCTGAAAACGAATACGGATAGTTCCGTAAATAGTGCGTTCGGCGCAGGAGTATCTACGACAATGCCGGTAAGTGTAACTCTGGATTGGTCTGTTGTAAACCCAACCAAAACATTCACGTTGAGTGGTGGAGGAAGTGGGAGCAAAACAGTGACCGTATCAGCTCATGCAAATGGCGGTTATGTGAATGACAAGCAGTTGTCATGGGTTGGCGAAGAGGGACCGGAGGCAATCATACCTTTGGTTCCAGGTAGAAGAAACAGAGCACTTGAATTGTACAAAGAGGTTGGAGATAT